AAAAATCTTTATATTCATAATTAAGTTCTTTCATATATTTACAGATATGGCCAAGGTTAACCAAAGCAGCATCACCATATCCAACACAAACCTGATCATCTCCAAAAACTTTCATACGTAGCAGTTGCCACACATAGGAAATCAAATAAATAATTCCCATGGCGACAAGAGCTTTGTAGTAGCAATAGAGAAGAGCGACAGCGGTACAGATTGTGTTTATTATAGTAGTCAAAAAATTTCCAGACGGATTCCCGTGTTCCACATGATACATTTTATCTCCAATAACATGCCAACGATCAGTAAATGTTTTAATAAGTAACCATTTACGCAATCGTTGACACTGTTCAAAGGAGAGAAAACGTCCAGGAGTTATCTCAACTGGACCATGTGGATTTCGGTTAAACCAGGCTAATATATACTTAATGACTAATCTATGTAAGGGCGAAATTGTAGAGGCATCTTGTTTTGTGAGATCACCAGCAATAATACGGGCAAAAGAATCATCATCAAGAAAGACATAATCTCTCATCATCTTCCATTCTGCAGAATGTGGATTAATACCAACAGCAGAATAGAAAGAATTATGAGGGAGTATGAAATTCTCAACAAAGGAAGAGAAAAGTGATCTCATAAGGGCGAAGTAATGGACAGGGCCAGATGAAATGATACGAGTTTGACACTTTTCAACCTTCTCTTTTGCACGCAACTCACTCTTAAGAAAATCACAAAAGCAAAGTTCAAATTCTTCAGCAGCTTTTTCGTCAAGTCCAATATCAATTAGAGTATTTACAAGTTCAGTTAATCTTGGGGAAGCTTTTTTCTTAATAACACCATCAACTTCAATTTCTTCAAGAAATGGTGTTTTACCTTTACCCAGACGCTGTGTGTTGAATGGCCATCCAGAAGAAGTGCTAGGATGTACAGGTTCAACATGCGTATAATGGCCAGGAGTATTAAGAGCTTCATCTAAGGAAAAAGCAACGGGAGCGGTAGATTCAGGGATGGCTTCAAATACGACACGAGTGCATTCCTCCAATATCTTAAAATCATCTTCGGGCAATATTTTGTCAGGACGAGCCATCTTTTTAAGAGCTTCAGTTACAGGTGATAGGCCATTAGCTGGGCTAAGAGCAGAAGGGAATCTAGAAGGTTCACCATGTGCCATTCCATATAACAAACTTGGCTGTATATCACTTGTGGAATTTAAACGCGAGGCAAGTCCTTTGGGAACATCTTTCACTTTAAGCACATTAGGTATCTCAAATTTCATATGACAATTAACATCATCTTCCAATTGTGCAATCATATCTTCAAGCATCTCTTTACTTACAATCTGACAATATGCAATACCAGCTCCACCAGCAACGTGAATTCCAGCAATCTTATGTTGAAGTTTAGGAGAGCAAACCACATACGGGCATGAACATTGACCAGGTATAGGTTGCATAGTTTGACCAAGCA